GAAATATAGCTCAATGGAATAGTAGCATGGAAGGTGCTATGACTAGTTATATTGACCTAAGACGTAGCGAAGGTAGACGGCCTTTTATAGATGGACCTCATTTTGAGTTGATACAATAATGCCACATTATACAAAACCTTTGAAAAAAATTATTGGAGGATTGAAGAAAGCCTCCAAGACACACGCAAGACAAGCAAAGGCGTTAGGTAAGATAGAAAAAGATCAAAGAACTAGATATAAAACTAAACACAAAAGAAAAAGATAACATGTGGATGCCAATTCTTTTAGTATGTAGTAGTATGTTTGCACAAGATTGTTTGGTGGTAACAAGGAATTGGGAGTTTCACGAAAGTTTAGACAAGTGTTTAGAGATCTCTGTAGAAAAAGCAAGGATACTATTGAAAGAACCTACAGTGTTTCACGTGAAACCTTTATGTCAAAAAATAAAACTTAATGTAGAAACTTGAGGATTAATTGTATGGATGTTGTTGACTTCTCAAAATATTTATATAATAAACTAAAAGAGAGGGAGGATAATTTAAGTTCCGCTCTTGCTTCTGGTTCTGTTTCGAACTGGGAGGAATATAAAATGACAGTAGGAGAAATACGGGGTCTTTCTCTTGCACGTGAGGAAATCAAGGCCCTGCTGGAGAATAATGACAACTATGACGAAGACACTTTACGTTCCTAATCATGTGAAGGATAAAATAGAAAAAGAAAAAAACTCACTAAATGAAAATGATCCTTGGGTTATACCTAGCGAAAGAGTTTTAGATCCCTCACTTCTTAACAAATCACTATTAGAAAGACTACCTCAACCAACTGGTTGGCGTATCCTAGTCATGCCATATCAAGGTAAAAATCAAACATCTGGAGGTATTTACGTTCCAGACGAGGTCAGAGAAAGAGAATCAATAGCTACAGTCGTATGTTATGTTCTTAAAATTGGACCATTAGCTTATGGAGATAAAGCAAAGTTTGGTGATAAACCTTGGTGTCAAGAAAAACAATGGGTTTGTATAGGTAGATATTCTGGTTCAAGATTTAAAATAGATGGTGGTGAAGTTAGAATTATTAACGATGACGAAGTTATCGCTACTATTCTTGACCCCGATGATGTTAAAAATTTGTAAAGGATAGGTTATGGCAGAAGAAAAAGTAGAGCAAGAAGGAAAAGAAATCGTTTTGGAAGATCCAAAAGAAGAAGTAAAAGAGGAAGTAAAAGAGGAGCCAAAAGAAGAAGTTTCCGTACAACAAGAAGAAACTGAACCTAAAGAAGAAGTCAAAGGTGAAGATGAGCTTGAGACATATAGTAAAAGTGTTCAGACAAGAATTAATAAACTTACGGAAAAATACAGACAAGAGGAAAGAGATAAACAAGAAGCTCTAAGAGTATCTCAACAACTCTTGGAAGAGAATAAAAAGTTACAATCTAAAGTAAAAGCTTTAGACACAGGTTATGTATCTGAATATGGTACAAGGTTACAAGCTCAAACAGAACAAGCAAAGCGCATGTATAAAGAAGCCTATGAAGCTGGAGATCCAGATAAAATGGTGGATGCGCAGCAACAATTAGCTGCTATTGCTGTAGAGCAACAAAAATACAATACTGCTAAAGTTAGAGTGGAAGCTCAACAACAACAACCACAACAAGCTCAACAACAACCACAACAAGCTCAACAACAACCACAACCACAACCAGATGCTAGGGCAAAGAAGTGGGCAGCTGACAACGAATGGTTTGGTGATGATACGATTATGACTAATGCCGCTTTTACAATACATAATCAACTTGTTGACGAAGGGTTTGACACAAAGACAGAAGAGTATTATGATGCTCTTAATGGTCGAATGAGGAAAGAATTTCCACACAAGTTTCAAACGGCCAAAAAAACGAATGGATCTCAGGTCGCCTCTGCTGGGAACTCCGCATCTCGCAATAAAAAAACAGGGCGCAGAACGGTCAAGCTTACACCCTCGCAAATCGAAATTGCAAGAAAGCTTAACGTTCCTTTAGAAGAATACGCTAAGTATGTGAAGGAGTAAAAATGACTGATACAAGAACACCACGTAAGAATGTCTCACGAGAAGCAGACTTACGCAGAAAACCTTGGCAACCACCACAGATGCTTGAAGCACCTAACCCACCACAAGGTTATGTGCATCGTTGGATAAGAGTGGCAATGCGTGGAGAAGAGGACAAAATGAATGTCCATACTAAACTACGTGAAGGATGGGAACCTGTCCGTGCTGACGAATATCCAGATTATGAAGCACCTATTATTGATGATGGTAAGTATCAAGGTGTCATAGGACAAGGCGGATTAATGCTTTGTCGTATCCCTGAAGAAACGGCTCGAGAAAGAAACGAGTATTACGGGGGCCGAACCCGCGAACAAATGAAAGCTGTAGATCAGGACCTTATGAAGGAACAACATCCTTCAATGCCTATAACTAATAGTAGGCAAAGTCGTGTAACCTTTGGAGGAGCTAAAAGCGACTCCGAATAAATAGAAAGGTCATTCTAATGGCAAATACAAATGGTGCATTCGGACTACGTCCGATTGGTGTAGTGGGTCAAGCTACCAACTCCACTGGTGCAACAGAGTATCGTATTGCCTCAGGTAACTCTAATACGATTTTTCAAGGTTCTCCCGTTATTCCGTTATCAACAGGTTTTATTGATATTGTTGGTGCGGCAGCAGGAGGATCAGTTGGACTCGTAGGAGTTTTTTGGGGATGCGAATATGTCTCTTCAACCACTGGTGAAAAAATATTTTCAAACAATTGGCCAGGCTCTGGTGCGGATTCTAATCATCCCGTCAAGGCTTTTGTTTATGATAACCCTATGCAAACATTCATAATAGCTTCTGACGCTTCTCTAACAAGTGAAGCAACAGCAAGAGGTCATGTTTTTGCAAATGCTAATTTTTCATCTGGAACATCTGGGTCTTCAACCACAGGTATTTCTAGTGCTAAATTAGCAGTAAGTACAATCGCAACTACCGCCGCATTACATCTCAGAATTATGGGTATCCAAGATGATGCAGATAATTCTGACTTTACTGCAGCTGGTATCCCATTAATCGTTAGATTGAATAACAGCTTTAATTCACCAAATGGTGCGATTGCTGCTGGAACTCCATCTACTACAGGCGTATAGGAGACTGAGTAATGGCTATATCAAGAGCGCAATTAGCTAAAGAGCTAGAACCCGGTCTTAATGCTTTGTTTGGAATGGAGTATGATCGGTACGAAAATCAACATTCTGAAATCTACACAACTGAATCTTCAGATCGTGCATTTGAAGAAGAGGTAATGTTGTCAGGTTTTGGAGCTGCACCAACTAAATCTGAGGGTTCAGCGGTAAACTTTGACGAAGCCAATGAAGCGTATACGGCTCGTTACAACCACGAAACTATTGCATTAGCTTTTTCAATTACTGAAGAAGCAGTAGAGGATAATCTTTATGATCGTTTAGGATCTAGATACACTCGTGCATTAGCTAGATCAATGGCGCATACAAAGCAAGTTAAGGCAGCAGCTGTCTTAAATAATGCTTTTACTGCTGGTGCTTCAGCCGGTGGTGATGGTGTTGCATTATGTGCTACAGATCATCCATTAACAACAGGTGGTACATTTGCAAATGAACCATCAACTGCAGCAGATCTTAATGAAACTTCTCTAGAAGATTCATTGATTAACATTGCAGGGTTTGTTGATGAGCGTGGTATGAAAGTGGCTATGAGAGGATTAAAGTTAATTATACCAAGACAACTACAGTTTGTTGCGGAAAGATTAATGGCTTCCAATCTTAGAAGTGGCACTGCTGATAATGATGTAAATGCAATTAGATCTATGGGAATGTTACCACAAGGTTATGCGGTAAATGATTTCTTAACAGATACTGATGCCTTTTTCATTATTACGGATGCTCCTCGTGGATTTATTCACTTTGAGCGTTTAGGTCTATCCACTAGCATGGAAGCAGATTTTGATACAGGAAACATGAGGTATAAAGCTAGAGAAAGATATTCTTTTGGTTTTTCAGATCCTCGTTGTGTTTTTGGATCACCTGGTGCATAATGTGCATCTCCCTATAATTTTGATAAAGGGCGATTTATTCGCCCTTTATTTTTTTATCAAGATGATGTAGAATAAAATTGCCTGACAGTTATATAATGTAACTGACTATTTTAGACAGGAGAAACAAATGGCAAATACAACTTTTAAAGGAACCTTACGTTCCGAAGGTGGTTATAGTTCAATAGCCACAGCAGCATCAACTGGTGTTGAAACTACACAAATGTCTATTAGCTCTGCTGGATTTACTTCCTTAGATGCTAACACAATGGCTACTGAAGCTGGAACTGGTATTACTGGTGGAACTGGAACTATTTACAGAAGCTCTGTAATTAGAGAAGGTGGTATCATTAAAACAAGTATTCTAATTGATTTAACTGGTTTAAGATCAACAGCTAGTGGTGATATTATTGGTGTAGATGGAACATCTAACGTATGTCACATAGGACAGATTACGGCAGCTAGAAATGGAACGATTCTTGCTGGGAGAATGACTTGTTTTGAAGCTCCTGCAGGTGGTGATCCAGATATCAACGTACACTCTGCTACAGAAGGAACAGGTGTTGAGGATGGAGCTATTAGTGGTCTAACCGAAACATTATTAGTAGATGCTGGTGATGCAACACTAGGTAGTGTCGCTATATTTTCAGGTGTACCTGCAGCAGACGAGTTTTTATATCTAACTCTAGGTTCAACAACAAATGCAGATTACACAGCAGGAAAGTTACTCATAGAACTTTTTGGGTATGAAGCTTAATTGATAGGAGAAAAAGATGGCTGATGCAGTTGCAAGTCAAACAATCCTAGATGGTCCTACTCATGCTGTAATGAAATTCACAAATATAAGTGATGGTTCTGGAGAAAGTACAGTTAAAAAAGTAGACGTTAGTGCTTTATCCGCTGCAAATGATGGCTCCGCTTGTTCTGGTGTTTCTATAGAACAAATTTGGTGGCAGTGTAATGGAATGGCCGTAAGCATTTTATTTGACGCTACTACAAATGTTCTAGCTATTAGACTAGGAGAAAATCAAAGTGGTTATCACGATTATAGATCTTTTGGTGGTATTACGAATAATGCAGGGAGTGGTAAAACAGGAGACATTTTGTTTACTACAATAGGTCACTCTAGTGCTGACACATATACTATCATTCTTTCTATGCGTAAGAAGTATGGCTAGATCTAGAGATAAACAACCTCCCAAGACTAAAAAGTATTTCCGCTCTACGAAGAGTGGAGCGGGGATGACTAAAGCGGGGGTTGCTAAATATCGAAGAGACAATCCGGGCAGTAAGTTAAAAACAGCTGTTACTGGTAAAGTTAAAAAAGGAAGTAAGGATGCAAAGAGAAGAAAGTCCTTTTGTGCAAGATCTGCTGGTCAAATGAAAAAATTTCCTAAAGCAGCTAAAGATCCTAATAGTAGATTGCGTCAAGCTAGAAGGAGATGGAAATGTTAAAACAAATAGGCATTTCAGCTGTTGTTCTATCTATTGGTGGGGTAGGAACTATCTTCTACACATGGGGTTCTTGGACTACGGAGACATTAATTAAAGTTGATAAAAGAACTGAAGTTATGGAAGTCAAACTAAGTGCCATAGCAGAACGTTTAGAGGAGATACAAATTGGCTATATCCAGAAGTCAAATGAAAATGCAAATATCAAAGTCACCTTCAAGGAGGAGAACTAATGCCAAAAGACGCATGTTATCACAAGGTAAAAGCAAGGTACAAAGTATTCCCATCAGCTTACGCAAGCGGCGCAATCGCAAAATGTCGTAAAGTTGGAGCGGCTAACTATGGCACTGGTGGAAAAAAGAAGAAAAAGAAAACAGTTAAAAAAGCTGAAGGTGGTATTATTGCTGCTATAGATAATCCTAAAAGACCACCACCGAGAAAGTTCAAGCCTGGTGGTATCGTAGCCGCAGGTTGTGGTGCTATTGATTCAAGTAGAAGAAAAATAACGAAGATGGCCTAATGGTTCGTAAAACAAAAGAAGGACTTGCGTTAAAACGTTGGTTTAAGGAAGATTGGAAAGATGTCAAAACGGGGAAGGCGTGTGGCCGTCGCAAGGGTGAAAAACGGGGTACTCCATATTGTCGCCCCTCTAAGAGAATCAGTTCTAAAACTCCCAAAACAGCATCAGAACTTACAGCAAGTGAAAAGAGATCCAGAATCCGACAAAAGAATAAACTCGGACAACCTGCAGGAAAACCCAGAAGAGTCAAACCAGTTAGAAGGAGAAAAAAATCATGATGGGAAAAATGAAAACTAAAGGTATGCGTAATGGCGGTAAAGTCATGACCAAAGGTTATCGTGGTGGCGGTAAGGTCATGTCTAAAGGCTATCGCAATGGCGGTAAAGTCATGACCAAAGGTGGTAGTATGGGTGGAGCCAAAAAAATGACAGTGGCACAACTCAGAGCTATGGCTAATAAAATGGGATATACAATTAAAAAATCTTAATGTCTTATTTAATTAGTAACATCCCTCATTTTAAATGTTGGGTAAGAAAGGAATTTACTTGTAATCATCAGAGATACCATGGGGAATTTCTCCATGGTCTCGCTATTGCAGTAAATACTATACCAGATAGGTGTTTGAGTTTTCAAATTGTGTTCACTGGTTGTGAACCGGATGGAGAACCAGAGGATACTGTTCATGGTGGTGCTATGTGGGCGAGAATG